TGGCAGTAGTTCAAATTGCGCACACCGATATCAAACGTTTTGATTCGCCCGAACATGATCCATACGATCGTTATGTCATTAAGTTGCATGCTCGTGCAGCTGCTTTATTGCAGGAACACTCAGACATTGTTTTGTTTGCCAATTACCGCATCTCCACCGTTAAAAGTGATGTCGGTTTTAACAAAAAAATTAGTCGTGCAGTTGGATCCGGCGAGCGTGTAATCCATACGGTCGAACGTCCGGCCTTTCTCGCAAAAAACCGCTACGACCTACCTGACCTGCTGCCGCTTGAATGGTCCGCCTTTGCGCAGGCCATGCCTGAATCATTGCATTCGACGCTTAACCCACCCACTACCACTCGCACCTGAAAAAAGGAGAAATCACCATGGCTTCATTCGGACAAACATTTGATGCATCGGCTGTTGAACCCAGTACCGGCTACGACGTACTACCGCCAGGAAAATACCTCGGCCACATTGTGACCAGCGAAATGCGTGTTACCAAGGACGGCGCCGGTCAGTACCTGTATCTGGAGCTCGACATTTTGGAAGGGCAGTACGCCGGTAGAAAGCTTTTTGATCGCCTTAATCTGATTAACGCAAATCCTGATGCAGTACAGATTGCGCAGCGAACCCTCTCATCGATCTGTCGCGCGGTCGGCAAGCTACAGGTCAACAACTCTGAACAGTTACATCTGATTCCAATGACCCTTGATGTACGGGTGCGTCCACCCAAAGGGGCTTACGGAGAATCAAATTCGATTCGCTATCTACCGAGGGGTGGTGCAAGCGGTGCGATGGCGCGCCCAGCGGCGCCGGCCACGGGACCAACGACGCCGGTCGCTGCTCAGGCGATCGCCGCTGCACCTACGACAAGTCCGGCAGCTAACGGTCTGCCCTGGAAGCGCCAGGCATAAGGGGCAGCTGCCATGTATGAGCATGCCTCTTCGGACATGCCGATGCGATTGCCCAGCACTGTGCAAGGCTGTCGCGATCGGCTGGCTGCAGTTCAAGACGAAATGGCCTCGATTCGTATTCAGATCGCTACAACCGATATTCGTCGCCAGACAGAAAAAAAATCGTTGGACCCGACGTGGTTTCATCGTGCCAAGACCGCACTACGCTTGAAGCAACACGAGATAGTGCACCTGACAGCGCAGATTGCAAAGCTCAGTGCCGGGCAGGGCGGTGCTCATCGGGAGCGATTCAAGGACGCCCTGATTGAGGTATTGCGTGCTGATTGCGACGAAGATCGCTGGCAAGCGGCGGTGAGTCGCGCTCGTGCCCTACAGGCTGAGCGGGAGATGCAGCATGGCTGAACTTCCAACGATGACATCTCCCACCAGAGAGGCGATCTTTGCGGCGTATGAGGCAGATGCAAACGACGGCTTTCGTAGTCATCTGGGAGCGTCACTCATTGGCAAGGAGTGCGAGCGCGCGATCTGGTTCGACTTTCGGTGGGTGACGCGTGCCCGTCATCCGGGCAGGCTTCTTCGTCTGTTTGAAACCGGACAGCTTGAAGAGGCCCGGCTGGTTCAAAACCTTCGTCGAACGGGGGCCACGGTCTTGGAGGTTGACCCCGAAACCGGACGGCAGTTTCGGGTTCAGGCGCATGGTGGTCACTTTGGTGGCTCGCTTGATGGCATCGCGCTCAACCTGCTGGAAGCACCGAAGACCTGGCATGTTCTTGAGTTTAAAACCCACTCAGTCAAGAGCTTCAACGATCTGCTGGCCAAAAAAGTCCGGGATAGCAAGCCACTGCACTTTGCGCAGATTCAGACCTACATGTATTTGATGGGCTTGACTCGAGCAATGTACCTGGCGGTCTGTAAAGACACTGACGATGTCTATATCGAGCGCATCGAGGTGGACTCAACTTTCGCGCAAGGGCTCATGAGCAAGGCCGAACGAATCATCTTCGCGGCCAACCCGCCGCCACGCATCAGCGCAGATCCAGCTTGGTTCCAGTGCCGGATGTGTGATCACGCTTCTGTCTGTCATGGCAACCAGTCGGATGCTGCAGCGCCTGAAGTGAATTGTCGTACCTGTCTGCACGCAACCCCCGTAGATGGCGGGTGGCACTGTGCAAGGCATGACCGTCGATTGGGCGAGGCTGACCAGCGTGTTGCATGCGCTTCGCACCTCTTTATCCCGGCGCTTGTGCCGGGCATGCAAATCGACGCAGGCGAGGACTGGGTCGAGTACGAGTTCGCCAGTGGGAATCGCTGGCGCGACACCGGTATGAACAAGTATGCGAACACCTATTATGGAGAACAAACATGAGCCTGACCTTGCGTCCGTATCAAAACGGTGCCATCCAAGGCATCTACAACTATTTTCATGCAGCCACTGGCAATCCGCTGGTGGTAATCCCGACGGCTGGTGGCAAGTCACTAGTCATGGCGACCTTCGTCGAGGGTGTGCTCAAGGCATATCCGGATCAACGCATTCTGATCGTGACCCATGTGCGGGAGTTGATCGAGCAAAACTACACTGAGCTGAAGAAACTCTGGCCGGATGCGCCAGCGGGCATTTACTCGGCTGGTTTAAAGCAGCGCGACATTCATGCCCGCATTCTCTTTGCCGGCATCCAGTCGGTTCACAAGCGGGTCTACGATGTCCAGCAGTGCGATTTGGTACTGATCGATGAAGCGCACCTGATTCCACGCTCATCAAACACCATGTACCGCCGCTTTCTGTCGGAACTTTCCCGTATCAATCCAGCGATGAAGGTCATCGGTCTGACCGCGACCCCATACCGGCTGGACTCAGGTCTGCTGCACGAAGGAGATGATGCGATCTTTAACGACATCGCGTACGAGATTTCGGTACGTGAGCTGATCGATCAAGGTTATTTGTCGCCGCTTATTTCCAAGCGTATGGCCACCCAGATCGATGTGACTGGCGTCGGCACCCGTGGTGGTGAGTTTATTGCGAAGGATCTTGAAGCCGCTGTCGATCAGGACTCGATTACACAGGCTGCGGTTGATGAAATCATCTCCTATGGCAAGGATCGAAATAGCTGGCTCATTTTCTGCGCTGGAGTTGACCATGCCTTCCATGTCCGCGACGCGATCCGCTCGCGAGGCGTGAGTTGCGAGACGATTGTCGGTGACACACCCGGACCGCAGCGTGAGGCCTTCATCAATGATTTCAAGGCGGGCAGGATTCAGTGCCTGACCAATGCCAACGTGCTGACCACGGGCTTTAATGCCCCGGGCGTAGATCTATTGGCCATGCTTCGTCCAACGAAATCGGCTGGCCTGTATGTTCAGATCGTCGGACGTGGGTGCCGCCTGGCACCCGGCAAGACGGACTGCCTGGTGCTGGACTTCGCTGGCAATATCGCCCGTCATGGACCGATCGATGCCGTTAGCCCTAAGCGTCCTAAAGGTGGTGAAGAGGGCGTTGCGCCTACCAAGGCATGTCCGGACTGTTTCAGCATTGTCCATGCCTCGGTACGCACGTGTCCCGACTGCGGACACGAGTTTCCACCACCAGAACTCAAGATCGACGCCAAGGCCAGCAATCTGGATGTGCTGACTTCCGGCAAATCGCAATGGGTACCGGTGACCCGCGTCTCCTACGCACGCCACGATAAACCAGGGAAGCCGCCGTCACTACGGGTGGACTACTGGAGCGGGCTCACCCAGCACAGCGAATGGATCTGCATCGAGCATCCGGGCTACCCGCGCCAGAAGGCAGCGTCGTGGTGGGCTAATCGCGTTCAGGGGCTGCCGTTGCCTCAGCGAGTAGATGAAGCAATCGCCTGCGCGGCCAAGCTGCGCTGTCCCTCTGAAATTGCCGTGCGTCCGAGCGGGCGTTACACCGAGGTGGTTGGCGCCCGATTTTAATGATGTGCGCCATTTGCCGGCGTGACGCCCGGGGCTACGGGTTCGCGCCGTCGTTCATCCGTATCGATGCACCAGCAGTGAAGCTTTGCTCACGAAGGTGTCAGGACATTACAGGAAAGCTTAGTGGAATGATCGACCCGAATAAACATGAAACCGATGCACTGCTTGCGGCCAGTATCAGCGGCGGCGCCTATGTCGAGACAATCGGAAAGACCGATCTCTCAGGCTGGACTGAGCAAGAGTGGGCTGCGCTGATTGATGTGATCGTCACGTCGTTTCAGGATTTTCTGCGTCAGGCATACGCCGATGATCCCCCGTTTTAAGGCGCGCCATGACGAACAAGAATTACATGGCGCAGCTGGGCGCAACCTTGGTGGATCGTGGATTTCCGATTCTTCCGATCCAGCCGAACACCAAAAAGCCGGGTCTGTATAAGCTGGGCGAATGGCATGAGTACCCTAAATGGAGTCGGCATTGCGAGCGCGACACCACTGAAAACGAAGTCGATATCTGGGGCAACTGGCCTGAAGCGGGTATCGGTATTGCCGCTGGTCGGGTCATTGGCATCGATATTGATGTTCTCGCATCGCCTGCTGTTGCCATGGAAATCGAAGCCTTGGCCAAGCGGATGCTGGGTGATACGCCTGCGGTACGCATCGGTCATGCGCCCAAACGGCTACTGGTCTATCGTTCCGTTCAGCCCTTTGCAGGATTTAAGTACCCGCCGATCGAAGTGCTGGGTGTGGGTCAGCAGTTCATCGCCTACGGCATTCATCCCGATACCGGACAGCCCTATAACTGGCCAGTGAGTACCTTGGCCGATCTCTCCCCAGAAGACCTACCTGCAATTACTGAGGCGCAGGCACGCGAGTTCGCGAAGGAGGCTTACCAATTAATACCGGCAGATTTGCGACCGAAGACCCTCGGGGTAGGGCTGCGCGCCAACATGGAAAGCGCGAACCTGCCAGAGCAGCGGGGCACCTTCGAGGCTGTCGAGGATGCACTCAACCACATATTGAATGCGGACCTTGACTACGATAGCTGGGTTCGCATTGGCATGGCGATCAAGGGGGCACTGGGCGACGAGGGGTGGCAACTATTCGAGCGATGGTCGCAAAGTTCTCAGAAAAATGACGCCAAGACCACAGCGCGAAGCTGGCGTAGCTTTGCGCCGCAGCGTATCGGAGCAGGGACCATCTACAAACTGGCACTTGATAACGGCTGGATACCTGCTGCCGATATGCAGCTCAATGGTGAGATCGTCATGAATGGGCATCACCCAGCACGGGAGATACTCAATGCGTTGCAATCGAACGATCCGATTGTCCTTGATCCTGCAGAAAATTCACTACCAGCTCCTAAGCCTATGCCTGCTGGCTGGGATCAGGTCGGTGGAGTAATCGCAGACTTGATGGCATTGATGGCAGCAACCGCTAAGCGTCCCCAGCCAGTGCTGGCGCTGGGCGCAAGTCTGTGTGCCATCGGTGCGCTGATGGGGCGCAAGTACCGAACCGAGAGCAACATACGATCGAATCTTTACGTGGTTGGTATTGCTGAAAGTGGTGCGGGGAAAAATCACAGCCGAATCGTGATCAATGAATTATTCCGCAAGGCTAATCTGCTGCAATACCTCGGGGGTAATAAGATCGCCTCCGGCTCGGGCCTTCTGACGGCCATCCAAAGACAGCCGGCAATTTTGTTTCAGCTTGATGAGTTCGGGATGTTCTTGTCTGCGGCAGCCGACCGGAAGCGGTCCCCGCGTTATGTGTGCGAGATCCTGGATCTGATGACTGAGCTGTACACGACATCAGGCACCACCTATTTCGGCGTCGAGTACGCCAGCACCCAGCACAATAATGCTCATCGGGCAATTCATCAGCCTTGCGCTTGCATTTACGGAACCACAACACCGCTGCATTTTTGGCAAGCGCTGCAGGCATCAAACGTTGCTGACGGATCGCTGGCGCGCTTTCTTATTATGGAAAGCGAGGACGACTTCCCGGACAGTAATGAAGCGTTTGGCATCATCGATCCGCCGCAAGATTTGATCGACAAACTGATTCTGATCCACCAAGGGGGCGGGAAGCTGAACGGTAATCTGACTGATGTGGGCGCAATTGATGAAGTGCTGATTGATCCGCGTGTCGTACCCATGACGCCAAAGGCGCGGGACACGTTTCGGCAACTGGATCAGGAATTAGTCGGCCGCCTTCGAACATCCCGGGGCACAGGCTACTCATCCATCCTGGCTCGCATCGAGGAGAATGCGACCAAGCTGGCGCTGATTCGGGCCGTATCCCGGGATCCGGTTGACCCGCAGATCGAAGATCATGATGCCGAATGGGGCATCAAGCTATCGCGCCATTGCGCAGAGCTGACCATCCGAGAGGCTTCCGCTCGTGTATCGGAGAACCAGGTTGAGTCACACCACAAGCGCGCAATGCAGATTCTTCGCGATGCGGGCAAGGCCGGCATGACCAAGACCGAATTTACCCGGCGAACCCAGTTCATGGACCATAGGCAGCGTGACGGTGTTTTGCGCACCTTGAGCGAAGCAGGACTGATCGAGGCCACGACGCTTCAAAACAAAGGCAGACCGACCCAGATGCTCAAAGTCTTATGAATCAGTCACTTGCGTTATGTCGGCGAGATACTTCAGTTTTTTCATATTTCAAACCCTCCACTAGATATATATAAATAAAAATGGGGGGCCTAGAGACTCGCGCGCGCGAACCCATCGAAAGAGAGAGAAAGAAGAAGAACTAGATTGAAATAAATAAATATTGAAATATCTATCTACTCTTCTCAGGCAATCTAGGGTTGAAGTATGAAGTATTGAAGAAAGTCCCAGTGACTACGCAACACCCTTAAATCCGTAATTTGATCGGACATGAGGGAGCAGCAGATGCCCTGACCCGGCAGTGCCAGCTCCTCCAGGTCGCATGAGCAAGTCGGTAGGAACGCTTGTTCGCACCTTTGGAGGATTCCTGATGATTTCCGACCCGAGCCCCGAGCACCGCGCTGTTCTTGCTTTAGATCTGGGTACCACCACCGGCTGGGCACTGCGTCTGCCAGACCTCTCAGTCACCCATGGCTTTATCTGCTTCAAGCCCCAGCGCTTTGAAGGAGGTGGCATGCGCTACCTTCGCTTTCGGCGTTGGCTGGATGAGGTATTGGCCACAACAGCGGGCCAGTGCGGTCCAGCGGCCCTGGGCGCCGTTTATTTCGAAGAGGTGCGTCGACATCTTGGCGTGGATGCTGCGCACGTCTACGGCGGTTTGCTGGCCACACTGAGCGCTTGGTGTGAGCATCACCGTATTCCCTATCAAGGCGTCCCCGTAGGCACGATCAAACGACATGCGACGGGGAAGGGCAACGCCAGCAAGGCCGAGGTTATCGCCGCCCTTCAGGCTGCCGGGCACGTGGTCAACGACGATAACGAGGCGGACGCGCTCGCGGTCATGAGTTGGGCTCTGGCGCAACAGATGGCGGGGGGTGTTGGTCATGGCTAAAAGCTCAGTCAGCAAACCTCTTGAGCACGGAGAGCACGTGCAATTGTCCGGCGGTCGGATAGCAGAGTGGAATAGCTTGGGCGAGGAGGGCACCACCTACCGAACCGAGCATTTCAGGTGTGTGGATACGCTTGGCATCATGCTGCGTAATGGATCTATCACGGCACAGATGCACGATGCTGGTCAGGACTTTAACCGGACCTTCATTTTTGCCCAGTTAAGCCCAGCAGGCCCGCCGGCGCTTGATCGTATTCCTGGTGGTCAGTGGCGGGACAGCATGACCGAGCGAGTCGCCTTTGCCCGCAAAAGGCTGCATGAGGCGTTGGATGCGGTGGGGGGTATCAACAGCCCGGGTGGTTGCGCGGTGTGGCACGTGGCTGGGATGGGGCGAAGCGTCAAAGAATGGTCGCTGCTCGAGGGCTGGAATGGCCGGGTGCTTAACCAGTACGAGGCCAAAGGCATCTTGGTGGCGGCTTTGGGGGTGCTGGCGGTGCACTACGGCTACAGCCGCTAAAAAATACTTGTCAGGACGTTGTCCGGACGGTATGATGCGTCAACTTATGAAAAAAGGGGTCACTATGACCGCTGTTACCCATCCCAAATCCGAGCGCATCGACGTGCGAGCCAGCACGCCCGTCAAGCAATTGCTTCAGGAGGCGGCGCGTGTTGCGCACAAAAACGTGAGTGAATTTCTGCTCGATGCTGGTATTAACGCGGCCAACCAGACCCTGGCCGATCGGACCCGCTTTGAATTGAGTGCTGAGAAGTGGCAGGCATTTGAGGCGGCTCTGGATCAGCCCGTAGCTGACAAATCCAAGCTCAAAAAGCTTTTGTCTGAGCCGGGATTGCTTGGTTGAATTCGCCAGTCTACGAGCCAGTTCGTAAACTGGTCGGCTCGGACGCTGTTGAGTCCTTTGATTGTGGCCAGCCTGCGCTGAATCAGTTTTTGCAGCGCTTTGCACTGGTTAATCAAAAATCAAACAGCGCGCAGACCTATGTGAGCTGCCATTCTGGCTCGGTCGTCGGTTTCTATAGCTTGGCCGTCGGCAGCGTTGAGCCAGCAGCGGCCGCACCCCGTGTCACCAAAGGGATACCGCAGCACCCTGTGCCCGTGATGATTCTGGCCAGGCTTGCTGTTGACCAGCACCATCAAGGCGTAGGGCTTGGCAAAGCGTTGCTCAAGGACGCTCTGCTTCGAACCGCGCAGGCAGCCGACATTGCCGGGATTCGTGCATTGCTCGTTCATGCCAAGGACGATCCTGCCAGGCAGTGGTACCTGAATTGGGAGTTTGAACCCAGTCCCTCGGATCCATTTCATTTGTTTCTTTTGATGAAGGATATCAAGGCGATGGTCACCAGTGGATAAGGGCCCCTCTGCCGGTCTGGCCCGTTTGGTCGCTGGATGAAAACCGCTTGACCGGTATATATCGATCGGATACGATCCAGCTAATCACTAAAGATGCGCCCACCCAGTTCTTCTCGGTGGGCGTTTTGCTTTCTGCTCCCCAAACCCGCCCGCGTCACCGAGGCGGGTTTTTCACTTCTGGCGCTGATGAACCCAATCAAACTTGAATACCGCGCAGTCGACGCGTTGATTCCCTATGCGCGCAATGCCAAACAACACTCTGACGCGCAGGTGGCGCAAATCGCCGCAAGTATTCGTGAATTTGGC